CGACAACGTATTCGGCTGATAGCTCATCGTGACGCGCATACCGAAGTTGCCAAGCTCGGCATATTCGGCAATCGCGCCCGTGCCGGGCAGTGGCTGAGGCAGCCGGCGAACAACCAGACCAATAGCGTCCTTACAGAACGCCAGGTTATGAGTGTTGATGGGTGCGCTTCCCGTCTTCTGAACATACTGCGACCGGAAGACGAAGAAGTCTTTTAACTTCCCGAAGGTGCCATCGATCATGGCGTTCAGTCCAGCCTGACCCGCGGTCTGGAACTCACTGAACCGCGAAATCTGCCGCATCTGGGAGTAAGTGTTGCTGTCCACGATCAGATACTTCGGCTCGCTGGTTGGCACCTTGGCGCTGAAAAGTGTCGTCTCAGCCTGATCGATAACGGCTTCTGTAATCGCCGTCCCTGCCGTGCCGAGGGGAGCATTGGCCGTAAAGCCTGCATAGAGATTCAGAAGATCACTCTCAATCTTCTCGGCAATCGCAACCACCGCCGGCTGCATGTAAACCTTCAGCAGATCCGGTACCGCGAGCACTTTGGTTACGTCCGGGATCTGGAAGGTAGCTTCCGCGTGCGTGTTCAGCACGATCTGGGCATTCCCAAGCGCAGGGTTCTGGGGTTGCACTTCGCCGCCCTCGGCAATGTTGTTGGCCACTAACTGCGGTGCGATGGGTATGTTGACCGTATCGCCCGCCTGCGCAAGAGTAGGTTCGTAGTCGCGATTTACGAGGTTACCCATGACAAGGTTCCCCACAAGTGCGGGCAACGCATCGGCCGCCACCAGTTTCACGATCGCGTTGGCTACGTTTGCTGACGTAATTGCTGGCATGGTTCTCCTTTAATCGGGAAAATACACGTCTCCTCTGAGGCTGTGCTGTTCCCACTTCGTTTTTCAATAGCCGGGGTCTGGATCAACCCCGGAGAGTTTGTGACGCGACGCGCAATATCTCCTGCCTCACTCGATCCAGCTCTTCTCTGCTCATCGAGGGGCTTATTTTGTCGATATCCACGCCGCCTGTCGCCGGGGAAGCCGCTTTCTGCATCCCGGTCATGCCTGTGCCGCCGGCGATTCTTGCGGGCAGGAATTCCGGGTTCTCCTGAACAAATGCGGTCAGGTACTCGGAGAGCGACTGATCTCCGCTCTCACCACGCGCCACCAGACGCCCATCCTCGGTGCGCGCCACCGAATCCTGCACAGCTTTATAAGCGAGATCTACTTTCGTGACCCCCAGCCGTTGCAGTTCTGCCCGGATTCCACTGCTCCGCTGTGCTTCCTCCGCAATCGCGCGGCTTCGCTTGTTCTCTTCCACGAGTTCGTTCACTCGCTTTTCGAGTTGCTCGCGCCGCCGCCGTTCTTCATGCAACTCGGCCTTATGCGCCGGTTCCCTCCGTGTCTGGTCCTGCCGCATATACTCTTCGATCGCCTGTTGAACGATCGCTTGCACGTTTACTGGCTCGCTCATAACTTTTCCCGTCCCCGTTCATCAAACGCGGCATCGATCTCTGCAGCAATCTTGTTCTTGATCTCCTGCCGTGCATCGCAGAGGTATTTCAATGCAACACGCTTGTGCACCTGACGCTTAAGCGTCGGTGACTCGATTCCAAGACTTAGAAGGCTTTGTGCATCACTCGCTTCAGTGCCGAAATCGGTAATGTCAAACTCATCCATTCCCATAGCGTCGATAGTTAGTCCGTCCTGCCGCGCTGCCGCTATGGCGTTCAAAACCGCCCGTATCGAATCTTTCATCACGTCGCCGTAAGCGCGAAGGATTTCCTGCGTGATGCTGAAGTCCCATTGCCTGCTCAAACCGGACTGACGCGCCCCCGTTGTGCCTCCGGCCTGTTGCATCGTGTAAGACACTCGGTAAATCTCGTCCTTCAGGCGCTCCAGATTATCCGCCGCAATCTGATAAACGTTACCCGTGGGCTCCGTCCATCCGAACCGGTCCTCCGGTCCAAGCTGAATGTAATAGCTCTCCCCTGTTACCTGGTTCCATTCACGGTCCGAATAGATCACAGGCATCGCAAAAAGCCCCATGGTTAAGGCCCAGGCCAGCGCATTCGACTTATTGAAGTGCTCGAGTTGCAGCAAGGCCACCTTGTTCGTAAGCCACAGGCCATCGCTCACGCGAACTTCCATTACCGGAACACGCCGGAGGGCGGCGAACCCGTGAAAGCCCTGATCAATCAGTTCTATTGCCTTGTCTTCGCGGCGTTCATAGATTTCAAACCGTTCTTTGTCGTAATAGACCCATCGCGTTTCCCTTTTCCATCCGAAAGTCTTCACGCTGTCCTGTTTCAACCAGGATGTCCGTATCACGATCCAGTCCAGTTCTCCGCCCGAATCGAGACTCCAGTTGATGACCTCGTCGGCCGTATATCCCACCAGATAAGCCCGGCTCCGCCCGCAAGCGTCTTCTTCTGCGCGATTACTCGCGGCACGGTCTGCTCGCGGGAAATCGACTCCCACATAGGACTTGCCACACACAAGAGCTTCCGTAATTTGTTGCTTGAAGAACTGTGTCAGCGTGTTGCCTCGCAAATCGCAGTTCTGAACGAACCCGGCAAAGAAATCCTTAGCCCGGTCGTTCGCGCCCGAAAACTCCAGCACGGGTTCTCGGCGCACAAGCGTCGCCGCGTACCAGTCGACGATCGACCCCACATAGTTCTCGTAGAAAACCCGGCTCAGGCGCTCCTGATAGACCTCAAGCGGCTCCTTATGCCGCCTCACCAGATATTCCGCTGCATTGTGACGGAACTGATCCCCGCCCGCATAGAGATCGCGGTAGCGCCGCCACATCCGCGACCTCGCCGCATAATCCGGATGTTCCTGTTCGATATGCTGATTCATTTAAATCAACCGCTCCCCTCGTTCTCCTATCGGCCGCTTCGCGCGATGTTCCTGCCACACCAGGTAACCCAGTGCATCGGATAAGTGTGTTCGCTTCCGGTCTTTGTCCTTGTCGATCTCGACCGAATCTTCCTTGTATGAAACCTGCTCGAAATCGGCAATGAGCTCTTTACACTTCGGATCAACAAGCAGGTGAATATCGCCGTTAGCATTCCTGAGCCGGGCATTGACGGCAGCAACGCGGTCCCGCACCGGTGGATTGGATCGCGGTACCTTGTAAGTCACTTTCGCGAGCCTTGCTGCAAAGAAGTTCCTCATCGTTTCGTAATCAGAGGAGCCGGTCGTCTGTCGCGCTTCTCCCGAAGCATCGCCATACACAGTCACACCCGCTTGCGGCAATCCAAAACGCCGCTCAAGCTCTTCGCAAGCTTGCTCCGTGGTCGCCCTTCTCAGTACAATTTCATCAAGCACCGAAACAACCCCGTTCTTGTCGATCTGGGCCACGACAGAACACATCGGATCCACGTTGAAGTCAACCGCCCAAATCAACGCTCTACTCCGATCCAGTTCCAGGCGGCGAACATGTGCCGCACGGTCGAAGGCGCCGTAAACCAGCCCGCCACGTGCATTCAGATAATTCCCTAGCACTTCCTGCCGATAGAAGTTCTCGTCGTAACTCGCCCGCAGCCGTTCGTAAAAGTCTGGCGACTTATCAAGCAGGTACCGGTTCTCAAATGGATCCGCTTGAATAGCCTCATATCCCGCGACCGGGTTCCCGATGAACTTTCTGTAGACCCAATCAAAGCCCTTCGGCGTCCAGACCGCAAATCCGCAATGTCTGCTGGCCTTGGGATCCCTCAGTCGGCCCTCAAGCCGCAGCCATGCCCCTTCCAGTGTGTAAGTCAGCTCGTCCAGCCCGAACCAGGCCAGATTGGTTCCACGCAGCCGTTCAAATTCATCAACAGCGCGCAACAGAATACGCGACCCCGTGTCCTTCATCAGCAGGACATGGTCGGCCTTATTGAGTTCGAACGGTATTTCATTCTCGGTTAGAGTTTCGGTTAACGATGTCAGGGTTGAATCCCTGAGCATCGGATAAGTTGGCGCGCCGATAAGCCCTGTTCTTCCAGGGTTCAAATAGCTCATCCGGATTGCTTCATGACACAGGGCCGCACTCTTTCCTGAGCCTATCGGCCCCGAAAATCCCTTGAATCTCGCTTGCGAATCGTGGAAGCGCCACTGGCTGGGCAGCGGTTTGTATGCTATTCTTCGTTCGCGCCTGTTCCGCATGGGTCAATCCACCGAACGGTTACATCCCGCACACGCTCGGTCATTAACTCTTTCCTCAGCTGAATAAGCCGGACGAGGTCCGAGATCGACGGCTTTAATTTGTCGGAACCAAGATCGTCTTTTATGCTTCTGATTGCTGCATCCACCGCCTCCGCCAGACTTTCTAACTCATCGGATGACTCATGCTCCGGGATGTTAGTGTCCTCTTCTTCGGAGAGTCTTCCAGGCGTTTTCATTTAGTCCTCGATCTTTAGCGCTTGTGGCGCTATTTCGCCGCGCAGTTGCTTACGACTGGAACTTAGCACTCGGAAGTTTGCCCATAGCGGGCCTCAGCCCCAAATGTGTTGATTCTGGGAAGAATAGAGTTCTTGAGATCCCGTGACTGACTGGAGGATGTCCGGAACTTCGTAGAAAAGTGAGCGACTCACCCAGAGCCATTTGATAGGCTCTG